TTTTTTCTTTTTAGGAAATCCAGCTTTCATATTTGCATATGCTTTAGCTGTAACTGTAGATTTTGATTTAGATCTAGAAGTACCAGCTTTTTTTCTAGCGTTCATATTTGCGTATAATCCTTTTTTAGCCATTTTTCTTCTTCTTTTTTTTAGGTTTACGTGTAGCAACCATGCACTTGCATCGTTTCTTCATTATTTCTTTTTAGTTTTTTTAGCCATTACAACTTTTTTACCTGATTTTTTAGCTTCAGCTTTTGCTTTTGCCATTCCTTTAGAACCATATGAAAACATTTTTTTACCAACTTTAGGCATAGAACTTCCTTTCTTAATTGTTGCGTCCACAAAAATAGTAAATCCCATCTTTCGCAACGCACAAAATAGCTGATATGGAGTAAATATCCAAAATTTACGTAAACCTATTAATCGTTGCATATAACTTACGCAGCTATGTTCTTTGACCCACCACTCTCCTCTAAAGTTTGGTGTATCTTTTTCTTTTCCTTTAATAACAATACCATGTAATCTTTTAACGTAGCTTAATACGTTTTCTACTTCTTTATTGCTCATTAACTCTATATTTAATCTGCCATATAATCCTTCTACCATAATCCAACATTTAAAATCTGGTTGATATGATATAGCTCCTACATGGGTATACCCTTTCTTTCGCCATTTAGTATACCAAGAAGGATTTAACGGAGTATAAAAAAAGATTAGCCATTCAGACCGAATACGTTCCACGATTTCCTTTTTGGTTTTTCTGTTTTGTCAAATACATTCCATGTTGTTTTAGCTTGTACAGGATTCATATTTTTTTTACCATGAACTAAAACTCTACCTTCACCAGCTCCCATTAGGCAATATTGCAAAGCATCATGTACGTGAGAATATCTATTTTTATTAGGTTTTTCATCAAATCGTTGCCCAGATGTTTGTAATCTTCTGTAATGATAGCCACCATTAAACCCTTTTTTGAGGTTTATACAGCGATCATCAAGCAAAAAGCATGGTTTACCATCCGCCATTTTGTTTAAAAGGCTCTCTACGGCTTCCGTACGGAGTGCAATATCGTTAGATGGGGCTGGAATTGCCTTAATACCAGCTTGTCTTAGCATTTGAAATGGTGTTCTTTCATCAGTTTGAGCTCTAAAATCTCCTGCTGGGTCGCCATATATTTCTAATTCATAATTTCTAAAATACTTTGTTATATCTTGATTTAATACTTCTGCAAATCGTACAGCTCCCATATCAAAACATACTAATTCATGGAGAATAATCCACCTACCAGTAGTTAATCGTTGTCCAAACACAGCACTAGGCGTTAATCCAAAGTCAATACCAATATATACTGTAGAATTAGGGTCAGGTAATATAGGTTCTTTAGCTAAATGTGTTTCTTCTCTCCAACTTGGATACACAGGTTTGCCATCTTCTAATGAACCTAGTTTGTTTAAAACATATACATCTATCCAACCTTTAGTCTTACCTTTTATGATGTTATTATAATATTGTGGCGTTAAATTTTTTTTATTTTCTGCACTTTTATTTTCTTTATAACCAGTTAAATCGCCTCGTTCATCACGTTCTTCTAACATACCTCCCCCTTGTTTATAAAACGACCAGTTATCAGGTTTAACTAACATTAATGCTTCATCTCTTGATATGTGATCAGGCACAGGTACTTCTCCAGCCATAATAGGCCACCAATGATCTTCTTCAGGGGCGTTAGTATCGCATATAACTCCGTACCAAGACGCACCACCTTCACGCATAGACGGAAATCTACCTACTCTCATAGTACAAGCATCTATAATAGACTTCGGTATTTCCCTTGCTTCATTCACCCATACCCCTGTCAGCTCTAATGATAGCAATTTCTTCACATCTTCAGGTCTATCTAATGCTAGGAAGATAACCTCTATATCTAAATCACCTTTTTTAATATGGTGTGTGTAGGGAACAGACCATCTAAATCTTCCCCATAGGTTTTCATCATACCAGTCTAACCAAGTCTTAATTGTAGTAGTTTTAAGTTGTGGATTGGTATTCCGAATGACTGCCCATCTGCTTTTTCTTATACCTTCTTGATTGGGTTTTTGTTGTAATGATCTTCTAAATACTTCTACACAACAAGCAACGGACTTCCCACTTCCTACTGGCCCTCTAATTCCTCTAAAGAAGTCATCTGACTTCATAAATTGTTTTAATATTTCTCCGTAGGGCTTGTAACTAAACTCACTCACTCGGTCTTACCTGAATCCACAGCCATTTTAAGAAACTTCTCTACAACATTAGGGGCGAAGCTTTCAATAAGTTTATCAGCTTCGTAGTCGTTGATATGTTCTGTGGGGTAATTCTTTAAATGTACTTTCTTTACTACTTTTCTTAATCTTCTTCTATCTTGGAGGGATATTGTTTGTAAAAAACTCATGATCTACGAGCTGCAAAAGCTCTTTTAGAACCTTTCATTCTGCTTTTTTCTTTAGCTCCTTTATTGGCACTAGAAGATTTAAAGCCGGTTATCTTTCCTTTTGAATGGGTAGCATCTTTACCATCTCCATTCCCATATGTACCTTTATCTCTATTATATTTAACTAATTTTCCCCTATAAGCTTTCATTTTCTTTGAAGATTGGAACTTTTTATATTCTTTTTTATAATCTCTTTCCATTTCTTAATCTTTTTTATCCGTTAGGGATATGCTTTGGAGGAAACTCATTACTTACCTTATCTTTATACAGTTGTTTTCTTAAGTCTTGTTTTTCTTCTAGGTGTCTTTCTAAGCTTTCTAATAGCTGTTTATTCTGTTCTTTTAAATCTTTTAATTGTTGTTCTATTTTCATAAGTTTGTCCATTTTGTAAAGTGAAAAAAAAACCACTCTATCAAAAGAAAAAATTATTATATACTCACATTAACAATTCCAAGCCCTCAATGATTTAGATAGTCTATCCTTTCCAGTATTATTACTTGGCTTTTGACGTTTACGCATCCCCTTCATTCTTGCACAGAAAGACTTCCTTCTTTTACTTCCCTTTTTCTTGGTAGGAGCTTTAAGATTACCACCAGTAGCCCTGTTATAACTAGCTCTACCTTTAGCATTAAGTCCTCCTTTAGGATTCTTACCTTCTTTTCGTTGCCATGCTGGTGTCGACATTAGGTACTTCTAGAATAGAATTAATATTTTTGGTACTCACATTCGTGTACACTAATCAAACCTTCTGGGGTACGTGCTTTTTTAAACCTATAATGTGTGTCTAAGATATATATATGTATAGACTTACCTGTTTTTTGCCCCCCCTACCTCTATTTGTGGGCTTAAGGTTTATGTGAGATCAATATTTATCTTTATATCCCCAGTTACGTCATGCTGTATGCGTTCTGGTGCTCGTATACCAGCTCTATCTAGTAAATCTCTACTCGCTTCTAGCTGTACGTATTCACTCTTGGCGTCAGCGGATAACTCAACTAACTTCCTTGATGCACTTACTGCCCCTAATCCTATTGTGTTCGCTACTCGTTCCATCATATACCTTTGTACATGGGGTAAACGTAGCGTTCTACTAGCTACTACTCGACCAGCTTCACCCTTTGCATATCCTACCTTTTGTGACGCTTCTGTTATAGTACAACCTGTAGTTACGATTGTATCAACTAAGTCTCTTTGTTTCGTTGTCAGCTCGTTCTTCTTCTTCATAACCTATAACACGATTAGTCTCTAAAATAACGTTGTCAATAGTTAATTGCCTAACCATGATTCACATCTCTGTATATCTGCTTTATACAAACTGTCCATACAACATATGGGGGCTACTATCTCTCTCGTGATAAAGAATAATTATAAGGCCCTTCGAATCTCAAGTAAAGCTATGTGTCGCTCCATTAAACTCGCTCAGCTTAAAGATTTAAGCTTCTTCGCTCGTATCCGAACACCAAGCTTGACTAGACAAGATTCTCAGCACCTTTGTAAACGAATCTATATTCTCAATAAAGAGAACAAAACAAACGATTTAACTAATAAATCAAATAAAAAACAAAGGAGTAGTTATGTTAAGTGCAATAAAGAACTTACCAGAAGCAATACATCAATGGCTTTATAACACAGATGAACGTTACAAGTCATTACACATACAATTAGAATTAGCTAAACAATGTGAAGATGAAGATCAAAAAGATTTAGTATTACAAACTATACATACAGAATATGGGAGTAAATTCATATGAGTAAAATAGAAAGAATATTAATATGTTTCTTAATAGGATTTATAACAAGCTACATGATAGCACAATACATAAGGATATTAATATGAAAATAGTA